TTCCTGTCTGTGTTGATAACATACCATTTATGCTTGACTCAGATATATACTTTGATGCTAAAGCATTTTTAATAATTCCATTTCTTGATGTCTTTTGTGCAAGAGTATTATTTATTCCTGCAGCACCGACAGTTGTTGCTGGAGGGGTTTGATCTAGTCTAAACAAATACTTTGACTCCATAGTGCATCCACGAACATTTTCATTGTTAGACCAGTAAGGGCTAACTCCTGCTGAGTGTAAAGCAACTGGTGTTCCAAATTGCCCTCTTCCGTGTTTTGCTACTACCCCATTTTTAAGTTTTGTAACTCCAAGAACTTCTTCATAGTTTGGCTCAGCGTATATCCTTACTAAGCCTGTTGGATAAATTTTTCCATTAAACGGTAATGATGAAAAATATTTTTCGTATTCCTGAACACTGTTGATCCAGACATTGCCAGTACCAGAAATATTATACTCAACTGCATCATACTTAATAATCTCTCCATTTGAATAAAAGTATCCGTTATATCTTGTTATAAAGAAAACACCTTCTCCAAGATCCATAACATTGTCAACAACTATATTATTTTTGACTGATGGAACAGATGATGACAGGTTTGAATTTAAAGGTATTGCACTTAATGCATAGGTTGATTGGTTTTGAATTTCTTGATTCACAGACTTTGTGCCTTCTGATCCCCCTAGTTCCCAAAGAACTACTGGCTTATATACCCAGATTTTTTCGTTATCTACAAGACTTGCCTGCTTTATTGTTCCAACTGATCTTTCTATAGATCTTGCAGTATAAGTAATCTTTCCATCATTATAAACCTCATTATCCTGAGATGTTATCTCTAAGATGTTTGAAAGTTTGCTATTTGTTCTTTCATTTTTAACAACACCTGTGTCAGAAAAATCTGTAGTCCCATAAAGGGTTACGTCTATTGGTCTTTGGTTAACTGATGGCATAATATAATCCTTGCTCATCATAACAAAATTATTATACTCATCAAAGAACATCGCTGTCTGAGTTGATATTGCAAGTTCTTCCAATACTTCTGCCACACTTTTTTCTGGAGGAATAAAGAAGAAAGGAATAATAACCTCAGACTCACCCTCAACTCTTTTAAAAACATAGTTGGAGAATCCAATAGAATCAAGTAGTAACGATACAGCAGAACTAACAGATGTATTTGTAAGTAGGATTTGTGGTGCAATCTGTGACTCAAAGTAAAAATACAAATCTCTAAGTTCTATGGATACTTGCTTAGATTGATTATCTAGTTTTGGAAAACCATCAGAGTACATTGTTTTGATTGGTAGGTAATATTCAACTCCAGAATTATCTGTAATAACTTCGTAGAGTTTAAACTGAATATTTTTAGAAACATACTTGCTAATAATGCTTAAAGTATTCGATGTATGAAAGGCATCATCAAAATCAAATAAAGAAATTGATCCTGTTGAAGCAAGAAGTTGTCCTACTGGCAATCCGCTAACTCCTAAATCAGAAGCACTTTTATTAACAGAAAATTCTAATACTCTATCGCTTAGGTCTGATACAAGTCGTGGAGATAATTCAATTAAATCAAACGTGGAATCAAATTTATTCATGCTATCAACTACAACTCTAATTCCAGAAATGTACTCAAACTCTTTATACTTTACTTGATTATTTAGTGTAAATGCTGGGGGATTTGTTAGATCTGTAACAAGACTTGTACGTGTTCCAACATCGGAATCTTCAAGACTCCAGCCATAAGATGGAGTAAAAGTTTTCCATTCACCTTTATACCAAATATGATATGTGCCTAAAGACATACTATTAGAGATAACTAAATAAGCATCACCTTCTTGGGCTGTCTCTGGCTTTAGTGTTGCTGAAGATAACTCTTCAATAAATTTAAAAATCCCCGAATATATTTTTGGAACAATTAAGCCATATGAAATCTCAACATATCCATCAGATCCAATTATTGACTTGCCATCTTTTCTTCTATCTCTATCAGAAAAAGATATAGCATCTACCCAACTGTTATTTTTTAATACTTGAATCTTCCAGTTATTTGGGGTTGTTCTATTTACTTCTCCATAGTATGGGTCTAAGAATGTTTGAGAAGAACTAGAAAATGTTCCGTAGTCTAATTCCCCTGTATTGGTTTGCATCTTTACTATAAGTCTGTTGGCTGGAACCTTTTCTTTGTATACAACAAAGGGTGCCGTGTCCTCTATTCTATGTCTTTCATTAATAGTTTTATTAGCGACTCCATACTCAGTACCGTTTTCTGTTCTAAAAGAAGTCCAGTATTTAAATGGGTCATTCTTATCTGACATATAATATCTTGGTCTTTTTGCCATGTTTATATTTGGGTTATGCAAAAATCTTCCATTAAGATATGTTGCTTTATTGATTCCAGATCTTGGTCTTTGATAACCAAAGCAGTCTTCTAAGGAATAAAGCATCTTAATTTTTTCTTTAACTGGTTTTAAAGTAGTTGGTTCTTCATCATCATCAAACCCTCCATCAATAACTATATCTGCATCTGTTGCTCCAGTGTAATACTTAACTCCATTGGTTCCTGAGTCAAGCGGATCAAAGGTGTTTGGGATTGTTCTATAAGGAGAGTTTGCCTGTGTTGGTCTATATCTATAGTTTCCCACCATAGACATGTTTGTTGCAATATTCATATTCCATTCAGCAATGACTGAAGATTTTGTTTTAACAGAAGAACTTGTTTCTATGTAGTTTAATAATTCCTTATCTTGAAACATTATGCCTCTTCCAGTGACAGGGACACATTCCAAAAGTCAAAGTTTAAACCACTTCTCTTTACAACAGAATAACTAAAGTCTGAGAAAAACACCTCTATAACTTCATTATATTTATTGACGTTATTAAATCTGTTGTCAACTGAACTGCTATCCGTGTCTTCAAAATTTGTATACTTATCATAAGCAAGGTAAACCCAGAACGAACCTTTATGGTTATCATACCAATTAAGTAGTTCTACTCCACCTGCTCCACCATCTGTTGTAAACTCTAGTGGGTTAGGTCTTGCTACTGTTGCCTGCATATCTGCTTTTCCACTACTATTAAAATTTGCCTTTGTGTCATAGGCTCTAGATGGCAACATATTCCAGGATGTATTTATCTCTAGTTTGTCAGCAATATGATATGACCTCATACGGCCATTAATCATTCTCTCCCGTTTTTCAATTCTAACGGGCTTAAAGTCTATCTCGGCTCTATTATTATCAGATAGGATTAAAAACTCGCCATTAGTGGCTTCAAAGGCTGTATTGGCCCCTACCTCGTTTCCGTCTGGGATGTAAAAACCATCAACCTTACTTCCAGGATTATCAGCAAAGAGCATTGCCTGTGGTCTAGAATATTTTTTTCTACCAGCCATATAGGTGTTATTTGCCATTAGAACCTAGCCCCCCTAATTCTTTGAGCATCTACGCTCTTTATCTGTACCATAACTGCTCGTGCAATATCATCTGGATTAGCATCAGATTTTACATTTAAGTTGAGGTTATAATTATACACTGAATCTCCAACGGAAGATCCAGAATTTATAGCCTTCATATTTTCAACACCATACTTGTCAACTGCATACTTACTCATAACAAATTCTCCAGGGGTCAACATTGAAGGAACTGTATCTGTGCCCATAGCATATCCACCAGAAGCAAAATACTTTGGGACTAGCCCACCCTTTGATTTTAAAAGCATCCTTCCAGGATCTTTTTTATCTTTTAGTATTCCTGATGCCTTGATAGCCTTAACTAATAAACTATCTGCTTCTTCCATCTTTACCAGACTGCCTAATGGATTTTTTAAATCACCCGTAAAAAATGATGAAAATTGTTCTGCTGTTGGATCATTCTTTCCGTATCCATACTTCATTCCTATAAAGCCATCTTTTATTGCTGCCTGAATTCCTTCATCTCCATATTTTGCTGTAGCAGTGCCATAGAAGTATCCATACTTTTTCATTTCATCCTGGGAAGCAAATCCTTTACTTCTTAACACGGCAGTGACAGCGCCTAGGTTTAGTTTTGGTTTATACTCAAACGGTCCGTACCTTCCTGGATTTAAGGCTTGATACTCAGGGTTTGTTGCAAAGTGAGTAAAGTCTCCTAAAGCATTGCTTGATGAACCTGGATACTTTGATGGATGCACCAATTGATTAATAAGATTAGGGTTGTGTGAATTATGAATTGCTCTAGTCATAAAGTTTAATGCTTCAAGTTTTTTTGCAATTGGTGACATTTGTTTAGCACCAGTAATTGCTTTTGGTGCAGATGCAGTAAAGTTTAGTGGAAGCAGTGCAGCATTTAAATAATCCCAATTATTTGGTGATCCTGAATATAAATTATTTAATCCCTTATCTTTTCCACCTTTAAAAATTTTATTGACTGTTTGCTGAAGGCCTTTTATTCCTAAAAATTCAAGCAATGAAGCAGAAAATCCTTGTGACAATCCCATTCCCACGGCTGAAGAAGTATTTTTATAGGAAGAACTAGAACCTGAATTAGGCGTTTTTCTTGAAGGGTTTGAAGGGTTTACGTTAGCATATACTTTTCCACCATCTGCATATTTGCCAACATTCATTGCATCAAGATGTTCTATTCCGTACTTTTCAACAGCGTCTTTTGTTAATACATATTCTCCTGGGGTTAACATTGCAGGTACTGTATCAGTTCCCGAAGCATATCCACCTCTAGCAAAGAAATTAGAAACCATACCACCCTTAGCATATCCAGCAAGTGATCTCTCAATCTTTCCTATTGGAGCATTAAACCCCTGAGTTCTTCTTACAGCCTCTTCTTTAAATTTATCATCAGCAACGATTTTTGCTGCTTGGGCTATAATTTCTTCTGCTTTCTTTTCTTCTTCCGTTTTTACTTTTAATAATGTTGCTTTTGAAAGAGCAACTTCTGCAGGAACTCCCTTTGCATATGCTGACATCTTTGCAAGAATGTCATCCCATTTTGTCTTTAATGTATCGGCTGCTGCTAGTAATCCTGCAAGAGCGTCAGGATTATCTGCTGCTGCTTGTGCTGCTGCAAAGTAATCAATTTCTGCATTGATCCTATTCCATGCGTCTTTTGTGTCGCCATAGAATTTTATGTTTCTTATATTTTTATCAATAATGTCTTGAGATTTTTTGTTTTCTTCAATATATGAATCAATAATGGCTTGTCTTGGTTCAATTTTATTTTCTTCAGTATTATAAATTTCATCCTGCTTGGCTTGAATTTGTTTAAGAATTGTAAGTCTGGCTGGATCATTCTCCATTGCATAAATTCTTTGTGAATTCTCATATTGTTTTTGATTAATCTGATCTTGAGTTAAACCACTCTTTGGACCAGTTAAAGAACCAAGTGCATTTTCTCTTGCTTGTTGCAAAGCCTGACGTTGAGCATCAGCAAATCTTGAAGCATTTCCTGCTCTCATTTCTTGTACAGCACGTGCTGCTGCAGAGATATCTCCAGATGTTATTGCATCTGCTAAACCGATTTGTTGTTTTTGTTGATCTAAAATATTTTGATTTATGTCAGAAACTTTTTGAAGGGCTTCGGCTTGATCGTCATATCTCTTATTAACTTTTTCTGCAGCATTAGAAATAACTGTTAGATCATTAGACAAACTGCTATTTTCATCTTGAATTTTTTGTATAGCACGATCACCAAATAATGGATTCATTTCTAGACTACGATTTGCATCATTGATTGCTTCTGTTGCATCTGCAACTTCTTTAAGGAATGGATCAATTTCTCTTTCAACACCAGCAATTAATACATCATTCTTTTTAATATCCATTGCTTCTTTGCTAGTCATTACTAGTTCTTCTTCGGCTGCAAAGTAATCCTCAACTATTTGTCTTCCTGCAGATGCTGCACCTGCTAGGTCTCCCTTGTTTAACTTAACTTGAATATCAATTATTTTTTCTTTTTCTATATTGTTTAATAAGGTTGCGATTTCCTCAGCATCTAACTTTCCATCTTTAAGGTCTGCCATTAATTCTTTTGCAAGTGCTGGATCTCCAAGTACTGCATCAATCTGGTCAGCACTATAGCCAAAGGCTTTCATTTGAGATACAAGTTTTGGCATCTTTTTATACATTGCAAAATCTTCATTTGCACGAATTATTTTATTTAAAACTGCTTGACGCTCAAGTGCTGTGTTTGATTCTTTTATAAGTCTAACATAATCATCCCACTCTGGAGTTCCCTTTTTAATTGTCCCCGCAGCAATGGCTGCTGCTTGGCTCTTATCTGCAACAACATCTAATGCTTCTGAAGCAGAGAGACCACCAGAAATAAGCATGTTGTATGCCTTGGTTTGTTCTTTAACACCTGCAATAGCAACATCATTAGCAAGTTTAAAGTTACCCATGTCTCTTTCTTTATACCCTTGGTCAACAGCCTTACCAGTTTCTGTTAATCCAGTTATTGTATCTTTTGATCTTGGCTTATCTTTTTCAAAAGTAAATAGTGCTTTATTACCTGTGTATGCTGCAATCTTAGAAAAATCTTCTGCAGACATTGACTCGATAGCGCCTCTTAGTCCTTCTCCTGTGCCTAATTTTAAAAGTCTATTTTGAATACCATCAAATAGTGCAAATGCATTTTGCTTTGTTTTTTTATCTCTAAATGCTGCAAGTAGTGACTCAATAGGACTAAGTGCATTAAATGCATTATCTCTTACTTGCTTAAGACCCATTGCTAAATCTTTTAGAAAATCAAGTGGGTCTGCTCCTTTTGTTTTTGTTAAGTCAGGGGGGACAATACCGTTTCCCAATATTTCTGTTAGTTTACTTGGGTTTTCGGCAAAATAAACTGCTGCTTTTTGATTTACATCCTGGGTAACTTCTGGTATTCCTAATTGTCTTGATCTAGCAACTCTTTCTATATCTTTTGGAGAACCAGCAGCCTGTAAATAAGCATCAACGACATTTTTATCACCAACCAATGTTTCAATATTAAGCAACATTGTTCTTGTTATAGTTTTACCATCTCCAACTAAAGTTGCCCAATTGTCAACAATGTACTGATACCTTGGATCTTCTATAGCCATAGCCTCTAGTTCAAGTTTTGTTACACTTGTTTTTCCTGCTAGAGCATTAACCATATCTGCAATTCTTTGAATCTTAGATTCGCTATCTGTGTTAATGTCTAAGGTAATGCCATAAGTTTCTTGTATTTTAGACAATATGTCAACTGCATCTGTTATGTCTTTTGGATCATAGGCATCTCCTTTATTATTTAGCAAGTTAAGAATAATAGTTTTTGATTCAGTCTTCAAACCAGCCTTTGATAATAGTTGTGAAATAACAGATCCTTCAGCAGTGTCTCCACCAAGAGTAGTAGTAACTAATAAATCAAATGCTGTTTGATAGTTTGGGTTATTAAGTAACTCAAGAAGTGTCATTGGGTCAATTAAATTACTTGCAAATTCTAATTGCATTTGTGTTTTAAATGAACTGTTTTCTAATGCGCTTAGTTCTGTAAGTGCTACATTTTTTAGTTCTGCCATAGGGCCTTCTTTGTAGAGTGTATCTACAGCACCCTTAATAGCAGCATTCCAACCAGTATCTCCTATTGCATCTTTAGATGACAATATCATATTAAGTTGTGTTTTATTTTGTGCATTTAGAGCATCCAGTGCTTTTTTACGTTCTGCTTCAATTTCTGAAATTTCTTTTTCAGTTTTTGCAGTTTTTAATTTAATGTCATATTGTTTATTTAAAGAGTCTATAAGTTGTTGATTACTTTGGAACTCTTGAATCATCAACTGTGCGCCAGCGGCTCTAATTTTATTTGTTTGTGCATTAGCATCTCTAATTTGGAAAAATGCCGAAGTTATTCCAAATGTAAGAATTGATAATGTTTTATCTAGTCCACTCTTTTTTGGATCAAAGAAGTCTTGATATATTGCTGGATTTACTAATGCTAACCTTTGTTGAATATATCCTTTTTCTCCTTTTATGGCTGAGAATGCCTCTCCTTGCGTTCCTCCTTTACCACCATAAGATTTAGCAAAATTTTGCTGTTGTGCAAAGTTAACCATTTTTTGAGATGTCTTAAATGTTTTTTTATCAATATCTAAAGCAACCTTTATTGGATCCTTTAGAATATTTTCTCCATTAGGTCCAGTTATTTTAATTATTTCTCCAACTATGTTTGCAGATAGTGGATAGTCTTTTAACTGATTGCCTAAAGCCATTGACATGCTTCTTGCTTGTTCTGAAGTTATAACACCACTAAGCATTGCACTTGATAGTTGAACTCCAACATTTTTACCAATTTCTTGGCTTGACATTCCTGCTTTTGCTTGTGTATTTACATCTGCAAGTAATGATTTTCCAAACTCAGAATCTAATATTGTTTGTCCAACCTTGCGCTGTTTTTCTGTTCCTCCAGAAAGCCTATCCTGTCTTTTTTTGTCTGCTGCTTCGCTTGCTGAAACTCTTTGAGTTATTTCTGATAAGGCAATTAATTTTGCATTAGTCATAGACATTGCGTTACCTAAAGCAATGCCTTCCTCTCTAGCCTTTTTCATTGCAGCATTAAATGCATATACTGTGCCTGCTAACGCAAGAAGCCCTGCAGCGACTGCACCAACGGGGTTTGTAAGCATAGGAGCAATACCAGCAACTGCTGATGCGCCCATCATAGCCATACCACCTGATGTATTACCAGACATCAACATTCCAGTACCAATAGTTCCAAGTGCCATTGCTGCGCCACCAGAAACTCTTCCAACCTTTTCTTGTCTTAAGTTTCTTCTGTTTTTAATTTCTGCTCTTTTGGTTTGTTTTTGAGCCTTTAATTCTCTTTTTTGACCTTCTTTTACTGCAGCATCATAATTTAATGCTTGTTGACGATTAAGTTCCTGACGACGCTGTTCTTCTACATAACGTGCTCTTGCAGCCTCTGTCTGTTTCTTTTGAATTGCTGCTTGTTCTTTTTGTCTTGCCGCTTCAGTTCTTGCTGCTTTTTCAGCCGCTTTTACTTGGCGCTCTTTATTCCTTAGTTCTGTTTCAGCAAATTTTTTAAGCGTTCTATCAATTTGAGATTGAGTAAAACCCTTTTCTCTTAACCTTAGAGCAAGTTCTCCTTGCTTTACAGTTGGATTTTTTAATCTTGTTTTCCCTACTGTTGCATCTCCCTCTTCAAAACCTTTAACACGTATAAGTCTTTTAGTTTGGTTTTTTGTTGTTACTGTCTGCTTTTTCTTTTTCTTTACAAGCCTATCATCTTTAGTAACTTTACCTTTTGAATCTACAGGAACAACCCCATCTGGCATAGGGGAACTATTTCTATTACCTATTTTTTTAGTAGTTCTTGCTTCTGGATCTGTAACACTCTCGCCCTTTTTTGCACCAACAAATACTTCATCGGCTGTTGTTGCTTCAAGGTTTAATAATCTTCCAGGCTGGAATGCAGTATCTGAAAATAAAGTTTGTAATATTCTAGGAGTTCTTGGGTCTGCTGGAAGGAATTTTGGTGAAACATTTTTAAGTGTTCCGTCAGCCTGAGCATTAAGAACTCGCTGATCTAACTCTACTGCCTTGGCAAGAAGCGCTCTTTCTTGTGCATTTTTTGGATGCTCTCCTCTTGCCATAAAATCTGCTGCTTTTCTGTATTCAGCCTTTTCTGCATCAGTTAAGTTAAGAATATTTTCATTAAGGATTGCTGTGGCTCTGCCCTTAGCATTCATATAATTATTTAATATTCTTGCATCGTATAGTGCCTGGCCAGTTTTCATCTTCTTTGCGCCAGAGGTTGAACCAGTAACTTCTTGTTTTATGTGTGAAAGATTTTCTCTTAATAAATCCCTGACTTCATCTGGAGAATACCCAAGAGCGAGCATTGCTCTTCCTGTTTTTGTTTTAAGAGGATCTCCAACTCTCTTGTTGTAATCTTCTATTTCTTTTCTTGCAAAAGGTCTTACAACTTTGCTT